GATTAAAAATAGAGATACTTCAGATGACAATGTTCTTTTTGATAAATTAAGAGGTGGTACTAACTATTTATATTCTAATCAAACTGCCGCAGAAGCAACCTATTCATCACAAGATGTTACTTTTGAAAGTACAGGAGTAGATGTCGGAAGTTATCAATCTATAAATCAAAATAGTGGAAATATTATATCTTGGCATTGGAAAGCAGGAACAACATCTGGTTTATCTGGTGGAACAATAACACCATCAGCTTATAGTATTAACACAACTTCTAAATTTGGAATTTATACTTATACAGGAAATGGAGTAAGTGGAGCAACAGTGCCTCATGGTCTTGGAGCAGTTCCAACATTTATAATTGTTAAAAGAAGAGATTCAGGAAGTTCATGGACAACATTAAGTAATGGAGCTAACCAATCTGGTCCAAATTTTTATGGTAAATTAAATAGTACAGATGGTTATGCATCAGCTACCGATAGATGGAATGATACTGCACCAACTTCTTCCTTATTTACTTTAGGTAATGCAGCAAATGTAAATGCAAGTGGCGGAACTTTTGTGGCTTATGTTTTTTGTGATGTTACTGGATTTTTTAAAGCAGGTTTATATCAAGGAAATAATAATGCAGATGGAGCATTTGTTTATACTGGTGGAAAACCAAAATTTATATTGATTAGACCAAACATAGCAGGAAAAAATTGGTTTATGTATGACCACAAAAGAAATGGAATGAACTCTGATACTAATGCTTATACTAATAAAACTTTATGGGCTAGTTCTGCAAATTC